TTTCCACCACCTTTATTCCAACGCATAAATTGTGTTCTTATTTCTGGATCGTTTGGATTGGCATTAACCAACTTAAGCAATGTTGAGCTTTTTAAATTACCTACTCCACAATTATATGCAAAATCTGTAAGTGCATCTCTTTGATTTTGATTTACATTTGATTTTATAAGCTCGTTGGTTTGCTGAACGAATTTAATCAAAATAACATCTAACAATTCCTCTGCTCTTTGTTGGGTAATTTTATCTCCTGGCTTTACCTTTACTCCATTCTCATAAAAAGTATTTCCATATCCAATGGTATTATGCCCAGCAGAACATACATACGAAGTCAATTTGCAACCCTCAAAGTGCTTTACTAATTCTCTTAATTTGTTTGAAATTATCATTTTAATAGTTTTTTAAATACAAAAATCACTCCTATAAATATCATTAATAAAAAGCCAACCCATCTACCTATTGCGATTAGTTGTTTCTGCTTAATTATAAGCTCATTAGCAGCCTTTAATTTGTTTTCTAATACAAATAGCTTTGCAGTATTTTCAAGCCTTATAACACTATCCTTTTTGATTGTTTTAGTGATGGTTTGACCTGGAAGATATACATATCTTATAAGCTCATTATTTATAATGCTATCCTTTATTAAAGTATCGGTACTCTTTAAGGTATCATGAGTAATAGTTTCTCTTACCTCAATAGTTTCTTTAATTGGGAATTTATCAGCACAGTTTTGAGCTATAAGCTCTGGATATTTACTTTGAATAATTGCTAACTTCTTAACTGATTGCTTTTCAGTCATGCAAGAAGCTAAAATGATTGTTGTTAGTAGTAGTAGTTTATTCATCACCGAATATATATTTTCTTTTTAAGTGTCTTACTCTCTTATAAATAGCAGTATCTATGTTTTTAAACATTTCTGCAAATGCTTCACGATAAGCTACATTATATTGGAACAAAGTTGCATTAGCTTTAATTGCCACATCAAGACAATTAAGAATACTATCTAAATGACTATTCCTATGTAAGATAATAGCTCTTTGACTATCAATTTTATTTTGTTGAATAGCAATTTTTTCATTGTATTGAGTAAATTTAAAATTAATGTCATCTGCTTGAGATTTCAAAAGCAGCACAACAGTATCTTGTCCTATTAGTTTAGTTTTTGGATATTGGGAGTAAGTTGGCATTGCCAATATCAACCCCATCACTATCATCGCCCATTTTCTCATGTAATTCTTGATTTTCTTGTTTTAATTCTACAACCACAGATTTCAAACTATCTGCAGCTTTCTCTGCTTTTTTCATTTCAGTTACTCTCTTTTCTATAAATTGAGCATTCTTTTGAATTGCAGCTGCAGCCAAGCTATCAACATTTACACCTTTGTACTGGCTTACTTTCTTTTGACCGGCACTCGTTATGATCAAAAACATAACAAACACGAATGCCATAACGATAATATTATTTCGTTGCATTTATAATAGCATTTTGAGTTATTAAGGATATTATTACACTATCTTTTTTTTCAATTGTTTTCATCAGTCCTCTTTTCTCTTCCTCACAATTACCCATTGAACTTTTGCTCATATTCTTTTGGTCAATGTACAAATAGGTAATTCCAATAACCGACAAAAATGCTATCGCAGCAATCGGACTCTTTTTGAATTGCTCAAAACTTACTGGCATTTTAATACCAGCTTCAATCTTTTTAGGCTCTGTCTTTTTAGTTCTCGGTGTTGCCATCTATATTCTTCTTTCCAAAATATCCATCAATTGCTTTTTCTACAACCTTTAAGCCCAACAATGCAGCTATTAAAATAGTTACCGAAATAACTAATGTTTCGCTTGGTGCAATATGGCTTTCGCTAAAGGAATTATGGTATAAAGTAATACCTAACAAAACACCCAAGAATAAAGCTATTAATCGCTTCATTGATGGTGCATCTGCTTTGTCTAAAAAGAAACCGGCTATAAAACTTAAAATCTTCTTCATTATTTAGTTGGGAATGGAGGTGGAGGCACTGGTTGATACTCAATAGGCTCAACATTTACATAATGGCATACTTGTTCGCCATCTACTTCTTCGCATTGTTGCTCGGATAAATAAAGAAATTCTGGATATACTATTCCGTTAAGCTCCTCTATTGATATAACCCAGTTGCCATTTATATCTGCGATTGGGTTGAAAAAACAGTCAGGTGCGTATGCTTGTCCTTTAATTTTGTTGTAATCTTCGGTTGTTATTTTATATACTATCATATTATACGTTTCTTGAAAGTGTTGTTTGGAAGTCAGTAGTAAGTTGATTTAATAAAGCAATTTCTGCATCGTTAAAACCATCAGCTATAAAAACAAATCTAAAATCATTCCTAACATAGCCTTGAGCATAAGGAGTACTACCAAAATTAGTAGTTCCTATTAAAACACTATAATTAGGTAAAGATCCATTTGGGGTAATAGTAGTTACTTTATTCCCATTAAAAAATAAATTTGCAACTGAAGAACTTGGTCTTGTAGCTACAAAAAACCCTTTCATAATTGAAGTAACATAAGTTAATACATCACCATTTAATCTACTATTAATTGAAGCATTACTTTTTAGAATATTCATTGCTTGAGTTCCACTTATAGTAGAACCAACATTTACTGGATCACTACTTGTTTCTGCTAAATTACTTCCAGAATAATAACCTAATGAATTTGAATTAACTGAAGCTATTGCAGTACTCGGAACTAATTTTGTATCAGCATACCCATTCGTACCATTCGGTTGAGCACCATTTATAGAGTAAGTCCAACCTCCAGAGAAAGCTAATCTAAATGCAGCATCAGTATCTTGAGGATTAACAAGGTTGAATTTCATTTGAGCGGCTACATTGGTTGCGTAGTTATTAGCTCCTAATACTGGTTGATAAGTAGATAAAGCACCTATTTCAAATTGAGCACCCCATATATAAATACTTTTACTTACATCACCTAAATAAGATGGGAACGAAGAAGCATTTATATTATCTATTAAAATAACATTATATCTATCTAAATAAGTTTTTGTAGATGTAGCAGTAATTGTACATCTATACCAACCATTTCCAACATCTTGAATAGAATATGTACAATTAGCATTAGCACCTATTGTTCCATTCGCTAAGTTAAAATTACAATAAGCATCAGTATTGCCAGTAGCTATTTGATAAGCAGCCAATTGAACTAAACCTCTCCCACCAACTGTATTTTTAGCATATATTGAATATGTATATGTTATACCAGTTGTGAATGATATTATGTCAGTAGTTTTAAGTATATGAGTTGTTGATGATGCAGCTTCTGTTAATGTATCAGCAGTCAATGTACTATTTGGAGCTGTTGTGGAATTAGCAGAAACAGATACATTTGTTTGTGTCCACGCAGCATTTGTAAAATCTTCCGTATATGAAAGTAAATTAATCTTATCCGTAACAAAAGGATAAACTGCTTTCATTTTAGCCCACAAGTTATTTGCTTTTAACCCATTGATTAAGGTATTAATAGCACTTACTTGAGTAGTACCAGTTATTTGAGTAGAGTATAAGTAAGTATTAGCTTCGTTAGAATAAGCAGAGTTATAATAGAATGATTGAGCTGCTTGAACGCCACGAGATAAAGCTACTTGGTATTTTTCAGTTATTTGATTAAGCAATAAAGTTTCTTGTTCACTTAATCCATCTCCAATAGATGCAAAAGCTACTTGAGAAGATGTATAGTTAGAAGCTACACCAGTATTTCTTGCAGATAAAAAAATGTTAATTGTATCTAATCCAGCAGATGTAGATGTAGCAGTATAATTTAAAGAATTATTATTATACAATATACTTTGAGTATTTATAATTCTATTACCAACCCATAAGCCAATTGCACTTGAAATAGTAGCAGATGGTGCAGTTGTTGAGCCAGAGTTTATTTCTACATATTTGTTTATACCATTAAAATTAGGTGCAATCCATAATCTAAACGCATTGTCACTACCTAATAAAACACCTTGAGATGTATTTCTAATATAAGAAGATAAGTGAGTACTATTTTGCGATAAGTTTGCATTTGCTATTAACTTCGTATCTGCATAAGCATTAGTCCCATTAGGAGTAGCACCAGTAGCAGAATAAGTCCAACCACCAGACCAAGTTAAACGGAATGCTGCATCTAAATCTCTTGCATCTTTAAGATTATACTTCATTTGAGAAGCCATAAATGCAGCTGGAGTAGTTAGAATAGGTTGGTAAGTAGATAAAGCTCCAATTTCTAATTGAGCTCCCCATACATAATAAGAAGCTACACCATTACCAGTATATACAACACTATTGTCAGCATCAGCACCATAATATGCAGTATAGTTTATATTAGAAGCAGACATTGGCATTGTTATTGAACATCTATACCAACCATTACCAGCATCGCTTATATTTGCAGTTGCACCAGATTGAACAGTGCCTATAGTACCATTATTAATATTAAACCAAGCAATTCTGCCTGTTGTTCCATCATATAAAGAAACTGCAAACCAATCTCTTACTATTTTTTTAGCATAAATACTCATTGTGCAATTCCCATTACTTAAAGCAATTGCACCAACTTGATTTGCTATATAATGATTTGCATTAGCTGTATTCTCTATTAAAGTATCAGCAGTTAAAGTACCATCTGGAGCAGTAGTTGTATTGGCACTTGCAGTTAAGTTATTTCTAATCCAATTTACTGCAGTAACATCATTTGTATATGACCATAAATTTCTATTATCAGTAACCATTGGATATACTGCTTTCATCTTACTCCATAAGCCAGAACTCTTTAAGTCCTTTACCAAAGTAGTAATAGCAGATTTTTGTGTTGTACCACTTAATCCAGTAGCAGTAATAAAAGCAGATGCATCCGAGTCCACCCCAGATGCAAATACTCTATTAATTGTATTTTTTATTATGTTCAGCATTAGTATAAAGCGATTATATCGGAAGCAGTTGTGTTAGTAGACATTACTTTAATAACTTGGATAGGCATGAAAGTACCATTAGACACATTCTTAAATGTGAATACTCCACCATTACCCATAGTTACTGCAACATCTCCACCAGTTCCAATATAAAGACCACCAGTCAAATCAAGAACAGTACTATCGGATTTAGTTATACTTAACGCACCAGCTGCTTGATCATTCGTTTCTCTCTTAAAATTTGCCATTGTATTTTATTTTAAATAGGATTAATTAGGAATTTGACACTCGTTATATACAAAATCTACACCCAAAGTAAAGCTAAATCTCGCCCCACCTAAATAGTCCGGAGTTTGCTCTTCAACCACATCAAAAGTTACATCGCCTAAACGAATATCTTGATTGTATTTTAAAGCTGAAAGAATATCGCCACCTATTTGAATGCAGTCGCTTTTTACGTCCTCTACATTGGTTTGGTCTTGCAAGGTTTTATCCAAAGTAAATAACTCAACATTGAAAGTCATCACATTGCCACTTATAGAGCCATTAGCAATGTTAAAAAACATAGCCGGATAGTTATTATCCCCTTGCTCTAAAAAGTCAAACGTGTCTCCAAAATAGACAGTTTTAACTTGCTTATGACTTTCCCCTAACGAGCTTATTGTTTGTATTACTTGGTTTAGTGTCATTTTTTTCAATTTTAGCCAAGAAGAGTTTTAACTTCTCAACATTTTTGTTGTTATAATTTTTTGCCATTAGCAATCGTTGCAGTTTCTATAAATGTTGCCTTGATACTTCTCTTCAAATGTTCTCTTATGTTTATAATCGTAACAATCATCTAAAAATATAGAGCTTGTATAAGCATCATTGTCCGGAATGATCGTTTCTATCGTGCTTCCTGGATTAATATACAAAGGTAAGTTACCTATTGAAGCTTGGTATTTTAAATAATTAATTAATCTCTCTTTGTAGAACTCTGCTCTTGTTTTGTACCTTGCTGAAATATCTAACAAATCTTGCATTGATGGTTGATTTGTATTCTCTCCAGTTTTTTGCACTACTCCTTTAGTATAGAATTGATAATTTAATTCTACACTCAATTCGCTTAACACATAATAAACCAAAGTGTCTGCAATATATTCATTGATTAAGGTAACCTCTCCAGGAGTTAAGTTATTAGCTTGAATACCAGTAAGAATGCGATTATAAAGAGCAGTACCAAGAGCCGGATGTATATACATATCTTGGCTCGTTTTGATTTCTGGGTAAAGTAGTTTCTCATCTACGTTACCAGCTAAACCACTACGCTCTTTAATTGAATTAGGACTAATTATAAGTATGTTCTTGCTCATTTTTATTTGTTTTTACGCATTACGATATTGCTTTTCCATTCATGTCGGCAGCTTGGAGAATGCTCCCCACTTGGCATAGTCCACCAACCACCTTTTCTGTCCCATACTGAATAACCTAATCTTGCACTAATTTGCTCAATATCACTTCTTGAATAGAATTTATCTAAAGACATTAATCGTTTGCAAAACTCTCTGCTTGGATGTGCAGCAGTATTTCTCTCTCCAGCCGGTACTATATCTTTCCACTCATAAGAGTATCTAATCATAAAAGATTTTGTTTCCGGCTCTATTTTAGTTAAGTCCTTTAAAGGAGCAGTTAATTCATGAATTAAAACTCCGTTCTCTGTTCCTTGAGCTAAACTTCCACTTTTAATTAAGTCCTCAATGTTTCTATTTACAACATCAATATCAATTTTTAAAGTATCTGCAATTACTTCCGGAGTTATTCTTTTGTCCTTGCTTATTAAGTCAAGTATATCAGCTTTAGTTTGGTTTATAGTTGCAAATAATTCGTAATCGGTATATTCATCAAATCTCGCTTTCTTTTTGAATACTTGAAAGTTAGATGCAGCTTCTCCAAACTCCTCAAATATAAACTCATCACTCATTTGTTGTGGTTGATATTGACTCATATCAATACCCAACTTCTCTAATATCCACTCTTTAGGTGCTACTGCAGCTATTGTTTGCTCTCCAAATTCAATACCTATTGGCTCAACAGAAATCAAAGTCATTGGCTCTTTTACACCTCTGTAACTGCCTATCATATTAATAACTGCCTCTATTTGTCTTTGCTTGTAATTGATATAAGTGTTTTTAAATATCTCATATCCATCACGCATCTCTTGTCTACTTCCTAATTTGCCAGGCTCGGCAATACCAAATAAAGCCGGAGTTGTAATTTGATGTGCTACATAAATGTTTGTTCTAATCAACTCATCTACATGACCGAAATCTTCTTTAGTTAAATCACTTGCACCTAAATCATCTATGATTGGCTTTCTGCCACTATCGTTTACAAATGACAAAAGGAATTTCTTGCCATCACTACCAGTAAACTTATTCTCAAACTTACGTTCAATAATTCTTTTCTCTTCTGGATTAGGCTCTCCGTTTGGTAAAGTAATTAACTTGCTCGGAGTGAAGCCAGTTTGTGCATTGCCTAAAACGTGTTTACTTACTTCAATATCACTCTCAATATAATTCAAACCACCGAAATAAGATGGCAAAGGATAAATACTAATACCAGCTCTATATTCTTTTACAAATAAGATTTGGCTTCCTTTAGGGAAGTTAGGATTGAATGCCGGATAAACTTTAACCTCTTCGTGTCTATCTTTCCAATTATCTTTAATCCAAAACTCTGTGTTGTCTTTGTTAGTTCTAACTTTAGAATAATCTACATGGTAAATATCCGAGATCATTCCATTCATTGACCAAATAACTTGAAGATAAAACCCACCGAAAAGCTCATTATCAGTTACTATCTTTTTAGTTACTTCCTCAAGTGTTTCTACTTGGTTTGCATTTCTAATAAAAAGCTCTCCGTAGACATCTCCAGCCTTCCAGCCATTGCCACAGATATAGTTAATCTTACCTTTTATTAATGCTTGATGCTTTGCAGATTTCTTATAAAGCTCTAATAAGTATTCTGGGTAGTCATTCATGTGACCATACTCATAATAACCTACTCCTTTTTTCTCTTTATAGTCCGGTTGTCTTGCCTCTGCAAATGTTAATATACTGAAATTATCCATAAACTACATATGTATTTAATGTTTCGTTAGTTGTAAATACTGTATCATTGTCAATTACTCTTACTAAACCAACTTCTAACTCTTCTCCGGTTGTAGCTACTGCTGAATTTGAGCCAAATACTAAATAATTCCATTGCCCTATTGTTAAAGCATTGAAAAAAGCATAAGGAAATTCATTGTATCTATTAGGATAAGGACTTAAATCGGTGCTTCTTAATTTAGTAATAGTAATTACTTGCTTCGTAACCACATTAGTAAACTGAAAATACCAATAAGCCCATGCACTCGTTTCTTTTTCATTTAGAGTGAAGATAAAATTAGTAGGATTGTCAATATTAAGTACCATTCTATAAGTAAATAGGCAAAACTCTAAAAATACAAAAAGGAGTGGTAAAAACCACCCCTCTTTTATATACAACTACGAACAACCTTAGTTTGTAATAGCAGCTATTGTTCCAGCAGCTACTGACCACATTGGATCAGCTTCCATTGC